TATCATGTGTCTCGCATAGCTTCTCAAACACAGGAACTACAAGTTCGAGCCCGCGATGAGGTGTTGTGTGGTAGATGATCTTGACCTTGTCTTTTGGTTTGTCGATCAGCTCACGTTCAATAGGAACAATTGCATTCTCGATAACAATACATTTACTCCAGGGAATGTTGTAGTAAGCAACGTATTGTTGCATTTGCCAATTGCTGACAAATACCAGTTGGTGAAACTTATCATGTCCACCGTTTCGTAGGTGGTCGCTCTCCGGGTCACCGGGCAGGTCATGTAGCCACAGTACACGAATCTTTGTCTCATCCAGTTCACGAACACGTGAAGGAATGATTTGAAAGTCTTCGATGAGAGATGGGTCTAGTCGTTTCTCTAGCCCTTCACGCATCAGCTCTGTGCCACCCTTTGAGTTCTTTGAAATCTCGTTAACGTCAAATCCCATTTTTAAAATGTTCCCATGATGAATTAATAATGTCTCTGATTGTGTATTTATACATGAAACCAGACTGTCTCTCAAACAGGCCAGGATCAGCAACAAGGAAAGGACTATCACCTTGTCTAGGTCCACTGATGACATATCTGACATCCTGACCTGTATGCATATTGAATTGCTCAATCATTTCTGTGACGGAGATTCCTCTTTGTGTTCCGAGGTTGTATGTCCCGTAGACTTCGTTTTCCGCTGAATGAATGATAGCATCGCAAATATCGGCGACATGCACATAGTCACGAATGCATGTACCATCGCGAGTGGGATAAAGATTACCATACACAGAAACTGGATCACCAGCAAGCGCAGCATTGCAAATCTTTGAAATGAGGTGAGTATCCTCGGCTTCTTCACCAATCCCATTATATGCTCCTGCTACATTAAAGAAACGAAACGTTGTCGTGTTAATGTCGTGCCGTCTTGCATGCATAAGCATCCTCTCACACAACAACTTACTATGTCCGTAGATGGAAGAGGGACTACGTGTATCAACCTCTTTGACCGGTCTATCATAGCTGCCATAAACAGCAGCAGTACTTGCAAATATGATATGACCTTTCCATCCCACCTGCTTCAGCTTGTAGAGGAAAGCAATCGTTCGTGCTGTATTGTTTAGATAATACAGCCACGGATCTTGCGCATCAGGACCAACAGTACTTGTTGCTGCAAGATGAACAATCACATCAATTTTATATTGTAAAATTTGATCGACTGTAAAATCATCATCAAACGATGATCTCAGGCGTCTAGTGAACAACCACTCTGCATTGTCTTTAGTGAGATCATTATCACAGCCAAGAATGAGCTCACATCCACGTTCTTTCAGTATCTTGGAAAGAACGGAGCCAATGTATCCATGTGACCCCGTTACAAGCACTCTCATGGCTCAGACCACTTTCCTTCCACGTATGGACGTGGCTGCACAGAAGCAACACGGCCACGAAGCTCTGAGCTACTGAAGCGATGTGTACGGCTGTTGTACACGATTTGAATGTTCATGTCTTCACATTCTTTCTTACCGGTAAACTCTTTGTCTTTGTACTCTTCACCGATGATACGAACATCAATGGGAAGAATCTGAATCAGGTCAATCAAGTCCTGTTCAGTTGTGTAAATCATAATCTCATCAACATACTTAACTGCCTTCAGTTGAACATAACGCTCAACGATACTCTGTACAGGCTTGTTCTTTGAAGGACGGTCAATTGAGGGATCTGTTTGCAGACCAACAATCAGGTAGTCACACTCTGCCTTTGCTTCTTCAAGCATCAGAATGTGACCAGCATGTAAAAGATCAAATGTCGAACACGTAAACCCCGTTCTACGAGGCATTTTATACTCTAGCATCCTCTACTCCAATATCAATGTTTACTTTGGTTACGGCATCGTACCTAAACGAACGCCATGCCCCTTTATCTAGGTCCCACACAGGACAGACATCATCATTCTTTTCTTTCACTCGATCAGTCTTCTTCTCGTGAGGAATAGCAACACCTTGCTCCAACGTACACTTCATCTCACGTTCGGTTCCATCACTCTTAATGAAAAATACAGTAACAGGGCCCATCCGCAACATATTATTCAACCAATTGCGAAATGCTTCTCGTTGCTGTTCATCTGCTTTGCTGTAATAGGTTTCCATATCATCTCCAATAAAAAAGGGGCCACAGCGGCCCCTTATTGTATCACATTACAAGTGATTAGGCAAGGCCGACAGCCATTGCACGATAGCCAGCAGCAATAACTGCACGGCTAGGAGTTCCCAAACGGAACTTCGTGGTCTCACGACCCTTGGTATCTACATGCTTGTTAGCGTAGATAGGCAGACCATCTTCCAGACGGAGCATGCTTACAACTTTGGTGGGGGATGCGATCTTGAATTGCGAACGAATCTGCTTGCTCGTCAGTTGAGCACCATTGAAGAAAGCCTTGCGCAGTTTAGATTTTTGAGTCATTTCAATTTCCTTTTAAAGTAATAACAAAGATATTCGATTAACGAACAAGGTAACTATACCCTTTTAACTTTTTAAAGTCAACGGGTCAATAGATTTCGCTTAGGAGTATATGCATCCTTAGCGAGTTTTAACATTCTAGGTCCGACCTTTAGGACATAGAACTGCTTACCGTCAATCTCGTCCTCATTGACCAGATCACCAGTAATTTGCTCATTGTTCAAACGATTGAACAAAATAAAGTTTTGTTTAACAACGAATTGACTTCTGTTGTTTCTCATAATACATGCTTCCTGTGGACACGACAAATAATCCAGTCATTGTAATACATTTCTGGATTTAAGAGAACACCATAATCGAACTGGGCTTTTGCTTCATAGTATGAGCATTCACCCTTGTTCTTACATAGCATTATAATGTCTCTTCTAAAATTGTCAACGCCATACTGTTCAACATCAGCTTGAACAGACTTGGAACTACCATAATAACTTTTCCAATCGGACGGAGCGAGGTAGCGTTTCTTCTTTCCTTTTAACATTTTGGTCTTTTTAAACCAAAATAACTTTTTGCCGATATATTGTTTCTGGTTTACAAGGTTTGTGATCTTGTAAACGAAACCATAATGTTCTTCAGAAGGTTCTTCAAAAGGGGCTCCTTTGTGGAGCCATGTCATCTCAAATAGTCCGGATCTTCGTCGTCGTCTAGGTCTTCGTCAAGTTCTTCTTCACTTGATTCGACTTCACTACCACAAAACGGACAAAACGAAACAGTCTCATCTGTATCGTAAGGTGTATGGACGATAAATTCAGCATCACACTCAAAACAAATGTGTGGGTCCTGATCGTGTTCTAGCATGCTCACTTCTCCTTATAACATCAAGAGCTTCTCTCTGCACCTGCTCGAGAGGGATGCTATATGTAGTAGGATCAGGTTTGCCGAGCTCTAAGAACCCGAATGCACGCTCGTGACAGCAATAACATTTACCACAATGTCCTTTTTCTGGTGGTTGCTCAGTGCAAGAATGTGCCAACAGTAGAAGGTGCTGTTGTTTCAGAAGATAGTACAGCTCAATCGTTTGCCACTTCTCAAGCCATACGAACGGTACAAGGTAGCCCTGTGCTTTGATTCGCTCAACGGTATCTTTATCAACAACATTGCGTCCGGAGAATAGTTTTGCGTTTGTACCATTGAACCACAGATCAAAACCATGTAGTTGTTTTGCTTGGACAAACATCATCCAATTGTCATCCGGTGACATGAAGTGATTGGATTGTGGAACGGGAATGTGCTTTTCAATTCCCAGTTGCTTGCATATGAATGCTGGGTTGGTAGACTCCCATGATCTCCGACCTTGGTATTGGCCGGAGAACACAGTGACATTCTCTTTACCATATCGTGAAGCGAGAATGTATGCTAACAGCGTCGATTCAACACCACCAGACATCGATAGAGCAACTTTAATATCACCCTGTCTCAAAGCTGGTGGAAAGAATAGATCGAAATCGTATGTCGATCCGTCTTTAAATGTTACGCTGCTTTCGCCCACACATCACCCCACGTTCCCGAAGTAGCACCTCGAGCATAATCTGTTGCACGGTTCTCAAAGAAGTTGGTGTGAGTTGGTGCGTTAATCATTTCCTCAACCCATGGCAGAGGATTCTTCTTCACTTTCATAATTCCTTTAAGGCCAAGGCTAATAAGGCGACGATCAGTAATATAGCGGATGTAACGTTTAACGTCATCAGCGTCCAGACCATCCATAGTGCCCATGCCGAATGCCAGATCAATAAACCTGTCTTCGAGTAGAACCATTCTTTCAGCAATAGAATATATTTGTCCTTTGAGTTCATCATTCCAGATGTCCTTGTTTTCTTCAATGAACGTACGGAACAACTTAATCATACCCTCTGCGTGCATCGTCTCATCAACGATACTCCATGTCACAATCTGTCCCATCCCCTTCATCTTTCCATGGCGCGGAAAGTTTAGCAGCATAATGAAACTCGAGAAAAGTTGCATCCCTTCCGTGAATGCACTGAATGCTGCAATCTGTTGTGCGATTGTCTTCTCGTCCTGGCCCGCAATTGACAAGAAGTAATTGTGCTTGTCTCTCATCTCTTCGTATTCCAGAAACTCGTTGTATGTCGATTCCGGCATTCCTAAGGTCTCGATCAAATGACTGTAGGCAGCCACATGAAGAGCTTCCCTCGCTGCAAAACCAGTCAACATCATACGCACTTCCGGCTGTGGAAAGTACGGCAGGTAGTTCCTCACATACCCACCCGCCACATCGATGTCGCCTTGCGTGAAGAACCTGAAGATGTGGGTGAGGAATTGCTTCTCCTCCGCTGTTAGCTTGTTTTTCCAATCTTTGACATCTTCCAACATAGGAACTTCTGTGTGGAGCCAATGGCTTTGCTCATGTTGCAGCCAAGCATCATAGGCCCAAGGATAATTGAACGGTTTGAAAAAATTACGTTCGTCGGTTAGTTTTGTCTTTTTGCGTGTTGCGTTCATGCGATCTCAAATGCTTCGATTAGTTGTTGTTTAGTAGCCACACCACCAATACGAGTGATGATGTTATGATTCTCATCAAGAAGAATCATGTGTGGGATTCCTCTGATACCATACTCTAAAGCTGCGTCACGTTCAACATCGATATTAACTTTCTCAACTGGGAACGGTAAATCCATTTCCTCTAGTACTTTTGTCATCGTATGACACTTGGTGCACCATGGTGCTTCGAATTTTAATAGTTTCATTGTGTGCAAGTTCTTGTTCTAGTTATTGTTCCATCCGGATTCTGAATCTCCGTCCATGGGCTACAGGTTTGTTGTACAGGTTGAGGTACAACGATAGGAGGTTGTTGAATCACAACGGGTTGCTGAGACTTTGCAATCTCGTAACCAACAACACCACCAATAATAGTTGGCACAACCCATACCCATCCACCGCCACTACGATGCCAGTGTCCATGGTAATGATGGTGTTGTGCAAATGCTGATGCACTAACAAATAGTGCTAAACATAGTAGAATCTTTTTCATATCATCTTCTCCGTATATTCTGCTTTATTCCAACCGAACAAATACTTCGACTTCCAATGGTTCTGATGGAACCCCTTGAGATACATCCACTCATCTCTATGATGCCACACTTGTTGTGCAGCTTTTGTCCAATCCATTCGTTCAATCTGAGCAAACGTATAGTCTAGCTTCTCATTAAAATCATGATGGAAGAAGCTGTCATACTCAATATGTACAACCTCAAACATATGTCTGCCAGATGAGATTGAATCGACAGCGAGATCGAATCCCCACTTCATTGGTGCGTTCAACAACCAGTTTGCTTGTGGTGCATACTTCTCAATCGATTTGAGTTGTTCACTTGCTTCACCATCGTAGGCAAAGCGATGAAGAATCAACGCATGATCAACGAAGATGTCATCACTCTTAATGTTTAACCATTCCTGTTGACAGCATGGATGGTTCAAGCTGTTGTCGAGATGGATGTTATTTGCTTTGTAGAACTTCTGTTCAGCGACACATAACTCGAACCCATCCTTATCAAAGTAGCGGAAGTCTTCGGTTTCTAATCCTTCTGCTTTCTCACGTAAGATAGGCTCGCTATCAAACCAATAATCATTCTTAATAATCATATCAACCCTCACATGCTAGACACACATCTCCGTCTGCGACAGCTTTCAGATCGATCTCTTGCATAATGACACGTTCGATCTTCTTCGATACTTTGTCTGCCTTTGCTAGCTTCTCGCTACGGCAGTAGTACAGTGTTTTCAAACCTAACTTCCACGCTAGGAAGTGAACAGCATGAATGTACTTGATATCGCTATCAGGACGGAAGAACACATTCAACGATTGAGCTTGATCGATATACTGCTGACGATCTGCTGCATGC